AACTCTAACGCTTTGTCCTTTTGGAAGAACAACTAGCTTTCCGTCTCTTCCCTCAAAGGCTAATCTTATAGATGCAGCCTTGGGTCTAATAGTTACTGGAATTCTATATTCCATAATTCTTGCCTTTTCCTTGAATACATATTTCTTTAGTGATCTGGTGTTTGGAACATTTGATCTAGACTGCTTAAAAGAATATGATAGAGACATGTTGTATCCTGTAGAAGGGGTCATATCAAGGCTCCAGAGCCTCGCTGACGGGTCTCCAGCCCTTCTCCACTCATATACATGGTGCAACCTAGATGTGTAGCTCCTAGCCTGTGCATCTGTATAAAATGAAAAGTCTTTGTTTATCTGATTAAAGATTCTTGTCTTTACTGCTTTCTGTGTTAATGAAGAATTAACTAAGTAGTCTAATGCTGCTGCTTTATAATATAGTGCTGAAGCTATCTTAGCTATTGATCCATTGTCTTTGATCATACCTCTACTTCCGCCCATAGACATAACCTGCTCTGCGGATTTAATTTGTGAGATTATATTAGACTTCAAGCTTCTGTACCTCTGAGCGCTTAGCGCTTACGTTGAATGATAATATCTGTCCAAATGGATCAAGTACTGGGGTTACTCCCATTACATCAAATATAGTTGGGGTATCGTAGTTATTACTAATTAATTCAAACCAGATTACTTCGTCTCTATCATTTCTAATGTTAGTAAGTCTCTGTGTCTTTGTTGTCTTATACTTTGTCTCAATAATTATTCTTTCAGTATTTTCGTATCTTTCACCAGTCTTTTCTGAGCTTCCGCCAGTTCTTCCAGTTTCAGAAATATATCCTCTGGCTAAGCATGGCTCAGTACTCTTATAGCCCCACTTCTTTACTAGGGCTCCAGTATTTTCGTCTTGTGAAACAATGACCTCATAAACATCCATCTTCATGTTTAGGGTAGATTCTATAAGGCCTCTTGACATTAAATGACCACCATACGGTTAGCGACAAATGGCTCAAGCATTCTGTCTACTGCAGAGTTGCCCGTTCCAGTAAATGCCGCTGGAGAAATATCAACGCTCCAGTCACCAGTCTGCATAGACTTAACGTACTTCTCCTTCCATGTGGTGTCTTGGTGGAAAAAGTCATTTGCTAATCTAATTGTGCAGTCATAAATTTCAATTGGAACATTCTTGTATCCAAACATTCCTTGGACTGTATACTTTGATCCATTGTTAAAGTAACCAGCATTTGGCCTATCTGCTTGATATGGATAAGACTCAAATACCTCAAGGCCTGGACCCTTATCTATTGCAATTGCATAGTTAGTGTCTGTAACCTTTAATGATACTTGATTGTTTGTAGATGCTGAATCATAGACTAGTACATCGTTCTCGTATACTTTAGATATAGACTCTATTCTTTCTGGCAATAATAATACGTCTACTCCGTCTCCAAGTACTGATATGGACTTTTGCCCATAGTCGAACTTTTGTCCAGTGAATGCATTAATCTTAAATCTCGCATATCTTTCAGCAGACATGATCTCATCATAAGTCTTATAGTTCGTGTCTACTGTATCTACGCCATACCCAGAGTAATCAACAATGTCTGAAACTGTAGCATATGGTCTTGTAACAAGATAGTGCTTGCGGTCAGAAAATACTGTTCCAGAAATTGTATAGTCAATCTTTAAGTAAAAATACTTGTATGAAGTTGTTGCTGCAATTGGGACGTATACAAAATAGCTTCCTGCGTCAACATCAGTATTGTTTGCAGTTAGTGTTGTTCCAGTAGTGGCATCTTCATAGTAGATTGTTACGGTTGGGCCTGAATCTGGGTCTTTAGCTATACCGTTATAATAGGTCTTAAAGTTGATTGGACCATTGGTGCCACTGTGAATCTCTGCCATTTATTATCTCCTTATGAGTAGTATTCGTTAACTTCTCTAGGTGTAGCTAAACGAAAACCTTCTTGCGTGTCAAAAAGCTCCATGGCAGCTTCCATTGGCATTGCTACAAATGGGTGCTCCTGGCTAAAACTATATCCAAAAACTTCATAACTTTTGTTCAATCTTTCCATCTTTACAAGAGCAGAACTTGGATCCTGATTGAATTCCTCAGCATTAGCAAATACTGGTGCTGGTGGAATCTCTTCTCTTTCTACCGCTTTTAAATTATTAATAAGCTCTGAGGTGACTCCCTCTTCCGCTAGAGCTGCGAGAACTTCAGCCTTAGTCTTTGCAGATTCTAGATCTACCGCAAATTCTTCTGCTACCTTCTTTAGTTCAGCCAATTTCATTGACTCTAATGACATTTATTTCTCCATTTCTTTGTTTTAATTATAGCATTTTACAGACTATAAAGGAAAAGGGCCCCCTTAAAGAAAGGGGCCCTTCTCACACTTTGTTGTCCTAATTTATAATTACGGACGTGATGCTGGAAGATTTGTGTAGCTTCCGCCTGTTGTAGCTGCGAAGTCACGTGTATCGTATCCTGCTGCAACCTTAACGTTCTTGACGACAACGAATGCGTCAGGATTTTCGATTGCTGTACCAACACGAAGGAACAGTGTATATTCTGTTGTATCCTTCTTTGGCTTGAACTCACGGTGAACTGTAATGTCACGCTTCACACCAACGATTACGTTGTCTGGGAATGTGAGGTGTACGTCTCCGTGTGCACCTGATGGACTTGAGTATGTTCCAGTTTGGTTCTCGTCTAGAAGTGGAACTTCTAGTACTGGGATACCGTATGCGTAAGGGATTACGCCTCCTGGAGCACCGTTATTAGCTGCAACATCTCCACGAACGATAGAAGATGCGATATCTTCTGGTGATCCTGGAAGTGATGTTAGGCTGTATAAGTAGTCCTGTACCAAGTTGCTTCCTGTAAGGAAACGAAGTTGGTTGCGACGTTGCTTGTAGCGACGTGGCATCTTCTTAAGAGCGTCATTGAAGATGCTCTTAGAAATTGTTGCACCTGCTGCGTCAACAACATGTGCTTCTGTCTTTGCGATGTTTGTAACACCCTTGAATGCTTTGAGAAGTGTATCTGAGCCTGTTCCAGTTCCGTTAAGGATAAGATCCTCAACGTCGTTACCAACCTGAGTTGCCATCATTCTTGCGATGTGGTCTTCTAGGTCTTGGCCCTCAATGCCGTCTTCCAAAGATTCAGTTGAAAGCTCCCAATCCAAACGGAGCTTCTTTGTTGCAAGAGAGATCTTAGCGAACACAACTGATTGTGCTGCTCCTGTATCAGATGCTTCTGTAGCAACCTTAAGGATTCTTTCGCCTACACCGATCTTGTCAATTTCTTGAATGTCAGAACGCATACGAATGGTTCTAGCAAACTTTGTTACAACTGTTGCATCAAACATATAGTCGATGAAACGATTAGCTTGATCTGGCTTTAATAAACCACCACGAGCTGAATCATCGCCTGATACGCCAAGAGCGTTAGCTCCTGTCTGCGCTGTAACTACTGCTTTTTCTAATAGTTCATTACTCATTTGTTTTTTCACCTGCCTTATCTTTAGAGAATTTCACGAACACCGAGGAAAGTGCCGTTCCACTTGCTTTTCTTAATTGGTTCATCATTGGACCCGCCAAGGTCTGCTGACTTTTTGATAGCAGTTGATGTTTCAACTGAATCAATTCTTTTTTCTGTTGTTGTAAGAGCATCTTTCATGCCCTTTACGATGTCAGAAAGTTCATCGTACTTCTTTGAAAGATCTTCGATCTTTGACTCTGTACCCTTAACTAGTTCCTCAACATTGTTACGTACTGACTCTAGACCTGTTGCATTCTCAGATGCATTCTTTGCAAAGTTATCAGCGAAGAACGACTTGAGTTCATCAAGCTTCTTTGCGAAATCTAACTCTTCTACGGCGACCTCTTGAATATCTGCTGCCTTTTCGACAACTTCTTCATCGCCCTTTGGAGCTTCTGCGGCAACTTCTGCTGCCTCAACTACTTCCTCAGCTGCTGGTGCTTCAACAACTGCTTCAGCTGCTGGTGCGTCTACAACTTCAGACTGAAGTTCTGTATTTTCTGCCACTTCTGTACCTCCTACATTGGCTGTGTTTTTATTTAAATTAACGCCGTCGTTAGCTTCACGACGTTCTTCTGCGATGTTTTCAATCTCAGAATTCTTTTTAATATACGAATCAACAATTTGCTTAATTGATTCTGACTTAGAAACATCAGTTGATTCAACCCATCCGATTTGTTCCATATTGCATGAACAGTTATCGCAGGTTGCTGTATCATTTTCTGATGTTATTGCAATAGAATCTTGTCCACACCAAAAGATATTCTCTGGTGTAACTCCTGTTGCAATTCCCTTCATAACCATTGCTCCATTAACTTTTTCAATAGAAAAAATATTTGCTAACTGATTAGCTGGATTATCTACAAGGGACAACTCTACCAGATCATAATCTTTAATTATTCTTACTGGCTCTTCCTGACCTTCAATAAATTCGTTATCTGACTTCTTAATTGATCCGCCAATTGAGAAACCAGAAAGAGTGCCATCAAGAACTTTTTCCCAAGTATCTTGTGCACCCTTTGAAACATACGATGTTACATAAACACCGTTATAAACTTTACCTTCTTTTGGATCGTAATAACTCTTAGGCTCAAATGCTACAACCTTTCCTACCGCCATAGGTTGGTGCATCTCTCTAACATTCCCACGGAATCTCATAAAGGCTCCTAGTGAGGCTTCAGAAGAAACAATATCTCCGTGTGAATCTACATTGTCTAGTGTTGCATACCCAGACACTGTTCGCTTGTTTTGATCGACCTTTGAAAACGGAATGCTCAACTTAATGTTGTTCCCGCTTGTGGTCCAATTAGACTTAGTTATTTCCATGGTGTTATTATAATATCTCTTAGTAGATTAAAACGCAAATACTAGTCTATTGAGTTTGACGGCCTTCGCCTTGAGCATTTCTGCTTCCACCGTTGTCTGCCTGATTCGCCTGTCTTTCTTGATCTCGCTGTCTATTGCCTGTGGCTTGAGTAGTTACCTCAGCGGCTGCTTTTGCGTTCAATTCAACAGGTACATCTCCACCCGATAAACCTTGTAGTCCCATTCTAGCACGAATTTCATTAGGAACAATGACCTTCATTCTTAGATATCTTTCATCAATCTTTGATTGCGTGTCTTCATCTGTCAATGTTAATTCGTTGAATTTGATCAAGAACATGTCTGTCTTTTCACCAATAATCTTACCAAGTCTCTTTTCAAGAGTTTTCTGAGATGGTCTACATACCTGCTCTTTGAATGTCTTATCTGCATCTTTTGCATTTGCAAGGGAGACTCCTTGAGGTGTTCCGATCTTGCTGATTGGCACTCTATGAGACATTAGGATTTCATCTCTATTGGCACTCTTATACTTATCGAATGATGAGTCTTGGACTCCTGCCTCAACCGCCTCCATCTTAAACTCTACCTTTGAGTCAGAGTTATCTGAAGGAAGTGGGATGTATAAGGAGCGGTGATTCTTGCCCTTTAAACCTGTCTGGAAGAACTCTAGGAGCTTTCTTTCGGCATCGTTGGACAACTTTGCACCCTTGACTGTAATAATGTATCTAGGGACCGCTTTGTTCTCAAAGTAATCTAGATTAAATCTAGCAGCAAATTCGTTTCCTGCCATAGCGTTCTTTGAAGAAATAATATCTGGAACTCCATAGAAACCGTTTGTTGGTGTATAGTTCTTAAAATGAATAATTTCATTAGGAACGACATCTGATGTAATTGGGTTTGGAGTGTCTGTATCTCCATAGTTTCTAAAGAATACAGTCTGGTTTCCAATGATCTGAACAAAACCATCTCTTAATCTACGGATACGCATTGATGCTGCAGGGACATGACCAATATAGCCAATCTCTCCAGTATTTTTTCTACCAATTTCAAGATAGCCGTTTCCAGTTGTCTCGTAGTCTTTCCATACTCTAGCTAGAGTCTCAGTAAATGTTTCTTCTTCGTTAGTATTCTCTAACCATGTATGCATCTGAAGCTTTAATCTTTCAAGCTTTCTACGTGCTCTCTCAAGCTCTTTCTCTCCGCCTATGTCGGCAAGTCTTTCTTTTGTTGCTTCACTCTCAATAAAGTCGTAGCCAAGTCCAACAATGTTTGCAATCTTTGCGTTGACAGCAGCATAGTGTGGTGAGGAAATTTCATATATCTTTGCAAGATAGTCTAGGTTGTAAGGTGGCATAACAACATCCAAGATGCTGTATCCTGTAATCATAAATGGCTCTACGATTGCTGTACTCTGTGAGCCATCTCCACGCAAGAACTTTGTAAAATCAGTTCTAGCAACCTTCTTTTTAAAGTTGGTGCTAAACCCACTCATCTTCTTTACTTCATCTAGACCACGACTAAACGGGTCACCGTACTCATTTCCACGAACTCCAGCGAACATGTCGCCAGATCCACTTATCTCAATTGTCTCTGTATCTTCAACGAACTCAGCGGCCATTTTGTACCATCCTCTTTGCGGCATCTAAACCTTCTCCAAGATCCCAAGGATCTGGTGTCAAACCAGCATGCAGTCTTGCTTCTTGTGCAGCATACTCTTCATCAGAAACTTTTCTACGACCTGGAAGAAACTTTGGTCCACCCTCAGTAACTCCATATCCTTCTGCTGCTTCTGTTAAAATCTTAATCTTTTCCGCATCCCCAAATACTGCTGGGATAAGCATGTAGTGACCTTCGTCATCTCCAACCCATTTGCCATCTGGCATTTCCCAAACATAGACCCCGTACTTTGTCTTGTCTGCAATTACCTTGGCTTTACCTAATTTATTTAGCATATATCTATTCTACCATTTTCTGTTGTATAAGTCCATAACTGTATTGGCTATGGGTAGATTACTGTGTTGAAAGAACTACTTTGTCCACATTGTAGCCAGAATATGAATCTGAGCCTATAGATATGGAATCTGACAATGTTGCCTCTGAAACTCTGGATGTAAGGTATCTATAATGTGAAATAGCCTTTGCAGACATATCATAATCATATATCCCTAAATGGGCAAAGCTGTTGTCTGGACCAATAAGTGTTCCTGTCTTTGACTGATTTAGGTATAGGGTATCTGTTTGATCTTCAGAAAGAGTTATGACAACATGATGCCATATACCAGAACTAAATACATTTGATATGGATGTCTGGCTATATAAGTTAACTCCATTTACGTATATAGACGATATCCCAGTCTTTGTTATGCTACCAGCTCCTGACCATGAGTATCTTGCTCCGCCTAAATCTAATAGGCATGTTTGCCCAAGTCCAGAGGGGTTGAACATAAACTCTACAGATCTAGCTGTTATTCCAACAGACTTAATACCACCAGATAATGTTTTAATTCCGTTTTCTTTTGATTGGCTTACCATGGAGTTAGAGTATTTTCCTACATGATAATTAAAGTCAGTCTCCAAGGAGTAGAGTGTGTTGTCCGACCTAAACTCTTTAGAGTCATAAGATATAAAATCCATGCCAGTAAATGCTGGGCTTGATGCCCCTGAATAGTCTCTTGTTAGGGAAACTTTATAATAAAGCATTCCTCCAGTAAACCCTGAAATGCTAGAGTGGTTATCAACTGGGATATACGTGTTGCCTCCATCAGTATTGTAAGATACCGCAATACCACCAGAATCACCATACCAGTCTATTTGATTATTATCAATTGATGTCAAAAAAACTGAATCTGTAAAATATCCAGAATCTTGACCATCAGACAGAACTACATAGTTTTCAAATATTTCTTCCACATTAACCATTGAGGCTGTAGATAGCGATTTATTGGAACCGTAAGAAAATCCAGTTTTAATTGGCTTTAAGTTTTTAGAAAAACTAAAATATGCTGCATCGTCAAGGCTCATTATTTGGC